CAAGGGGATCGGCGGCAACGCGCTGAAGCAGTTGCAGAGCTATGGACAAGGCACCGCCAACCAGGGCTGGCAGCAATACCTGTCGAACCTCTCCGGCGCTTACGGCAACCTGACCGGCCAGTTGAGCAATCTGGTGGGCAGCGGGCAGGGCGCCGCGGGCGGGGTCGCCAACGCGGCGATGGGTCTCGGCAGCGAAATCGGCGGCAACCAGATCGGCGCCGGCAACGCCCAGGCGAGTGGCACCATCGGCAGCGCTAACGCGCTGGGCGGCGCGCTCCAGGGCGTCGGGTCCAACGCGATGCAGTATGGGCTGGCGACGAACAACCAGAACAACCTCCAGGCGATTTTGGCGGCGCTAACTGCCGGCAACGGGGGCAATGCAAATGGGCTGGCCTATGGCGCTGCGATGAGCCCCACGTCAGCCGGCGCTTATGGACCTGGCTACTAGGGAGGCCGTGTCATTCCCATAGATCCATCGATAGCGCAGGGCTTCAGACCGACGCAGTTTCCCGGCTTTGACCTGGGGAACGCAGCGCAAGGCGCCAACGCGCTGGTGCAGTTTCAGGCCAATCAGCAGAAATTTCAGTCCGACAACGCGCTGAAAGCCATCCTGTCGCAACCCGGCGCGATCGATGACCAGGGCAATCCGACCTCCGAGGCGTTGAAGCGGGTGAACGCGGTCGACCCCATGGCCGGGATGAAGCTGCGCAACAACATGCTGGTGACGCAGCAGCAGCAGCTTCAGATGAGCGCCTACAGGACCAAGGCGTTCCAGCAGAAGAACGATCTGCTCTACGACCAGTACGGCGAAGTCGACAAGATTTACAAGGATGCGCTCAAGGATCACGACCCGCAGCAGGCGCTGGAGATCGCGCAAGCGGAACTCGTCAGGGTCAACGAGGATATGGCGAAGGGTGGGGTGTTTTCCGAAGAGGAGATCGCGCGCCAGCCGACCAAGTTCGATCCGGTCGCCTTCCAGCGGTTTTTCGACGGCTCCGAACGGATCCGCGAGTGGGCAAAGTCGCAGTCGACGATCGACGAGCACAAGCGGGCAGAAGCCCGTGAGGATGCGAGCTTGGCGGAGAGGGAGCGCCACGACCGGGCGAGCGAAAACGCGGTCAAGCCGTCCGAGGTCGAAATCATGACCGATCCGAACCATATAGGCCCGGACGGCAAGCTGCAGCCAATCCAGTTCCTGTATGACAAAGTCAAGAAGCAGGCGACCACGCTGACCGGTGAGCCCTATACGCCAACCGGTGCGGAGAAGCTTGGAGGCAGCAGCGATGCTGGCAGCGCCAAAGCCGAGCGGGCGACACGTTTCGCCGAAGAGAAGCGGAACCAGCAGGCCGCCGGGACCTATAAGGACGACAGCGGGGTTTATGAGGTCGTCGATGCGGCGATGAAGATGAGTACGGCGGCGGGGGCAAAAGAAAAAGACTTCGAAATCATCGCCAATGACGAGATCGCCCAGGCCGAAAGAACCAGGAAAGTGGCCAACGGACCGCCTTTGTCCGAGGCCGATAAAGCGAAAATTCGGATTAACGCGCGCAAGGACAACGAGGCGTCGATTTCGGATGAAGCGGCGGTCGTGGCCGCGGACCGCGTTCTTGCTGGTGATGAAAGGGCGACGGTCGGGATGGCGCGATCCGCCGCCAACATCGCCAAATTAACCAACATCATCGCCCAGCGGGCGGCCGAAAAGGGCATGGACGGAACGGAGATTGCCCGCAGGGTCGCCGAGTTCTCCGGCATGATGGCGGGTGAGCGGACGTTGGCGATCCGATCGGCGAACATGGAAATCGCCGCGAATGAAGTCAATAACATGGCGCCGCTGGCCCTGGCGGCATCCGAGAAGGTCGACCGAACGCGATACCCGTCGCTCAACGCGATTATCCAGGCCGCCGAAAAGGGCACTGGAGACAAGGATGTCGTGCGATTTGGCCTAGCGGCGAACTCACTGATTTATACCTACTCAAAATTCCTCAATCCGACGGGCGTCCCGACTGACGCCGACAAGGCACGCGCTGCCGAAATCCTGTCAACGGCATGGGACAAGGGGCAGTTCCGCACGGCAATCGAACAGATGAAAGTGGAAATCAACAGCGGCAAGGCTGCGGTAAAAACCACGAAAGAAGAATTGGGCGCAGGTTTCACGGGCAAGCCGTCCGCCGCGACGGACGGTGGCGGCAACACGGCGACCAAGATTGGCGGCGAAGGCGGCAAGTCTGGCGGCGAGAAGGCCGCGACTACCGCCGGCGCGTTCCCCAATCTGAATGCCCTGCCGGCGGAAAAGCGCGAACAAGCAATCGCCATGCTCAAGGCTGACGAAGGCAGAGCGGACCAGTTCGACGAGATATTTGGTCCGGGCGCGGCGGAGGCGGTGCTGGGGCACAAGCCTGCCAAGAAGTCAGCCGGTGGCGGCGAGAAGACAGACGCGCCGGCCACCGGAACGCCCGCCGGGAAGTCAGCCGCTGCACCGTCCGGCTCGGGCAAGACGAAAGACGACCCGATTGCCGTCAGCGACCCAGCCGCGGCGATGAAGCTGCCGCCCGGCACGTTCTTCCTCGCGCCCGACGGCAAGATCCGCCAGCGCCCGATAGTGTCGGCGCCCGCCGGCACCGGTCCTCTCGCCTGAAAGGTCGCCCATGCCAGACGGGTTCAACTGGGACAGCATCGGCGCGCCGGTCGAGGACGACGGCAAGCAGCGCGCCACCTCGGTGGATTGGGACAGCATCGGCACGCCGATCGGATCTGCCACACCGCAAACCATAAGTCCGGCCGACGCGGCACTGCCGTTCCAGACGCCGCCCGGGTTCTATCGGGGCTCTGTCCTGCCGTTCATGGCTGACGACAAGGGAAATGTCGTCACGGGCACGTACAACACCCCGTTCGGATCCTTCCAGGCGCCCGAACTGTTCACGCCGGGGTTCATCGCGTCACCGATCCGCGGTCTCCAGGCCGGTGGTCAGGAGGCGCTGGGCGAACGCCCGGTCGATGATCCGACGGTGCGTGGCGACGTCCTGGCGGCGACCGCGTTTGGCGCTCGTCCTGCGCCCGGCAGCATCCCGTCTGCGCCGCGGATGAATTTCGCCGACGAACCGTTTGGTCCAGACGGAGCGCCCGGCGGCAGACCTTCGCCCGGCGCACCGCCCGGTGCGCCCGGCGGTGCGCCGGTCGCACCCGATGCTTTTGTCAGGGAACACGGCTGGGATCCGCGCAAAGGCGACAAACCGTTGGCCTTGCCCGCGCCGGAAGCGGCGACCGCTGCCCCGCAAGCGAAGCCGGCAGGGGCAGGGACGGGCACCGCCTCCGCGCCCAACCCAGTATCGCTCAAACGCGGCGACAAGGTCACGGTCATCAATCCGACGCTGGGCGGCGAGATCACCGGCGAGGTGTTCGGCATCCACCCTGACGGCAGGGTTTGGGTGACGCAACCCGACGGCAAGAACAAGCTGTATGAGCGCGACCCCGTCACCGACCGGTTGCAGGCGGTCGAGCACGAACCGCCGCCGGAGGCCAAGCCAGAGCCCGAACCCGAGAAGCCGAATACCCCGGTTCCCAAGGCGGACGCCAAGCCCGGCCACATCGTCACCTTCGCCAACGCGGAGGGCGAGCACACCACCGGCAAGCTGGTCGGCACGCGCGCCGACGGCCGTCATGTTGTCGACCTCGGATCGGATGGCAGCGGCGAGCGTGTGTTCGTCCGACCTGAACGGGTGGTCGCGGCCCGGACGCCGCCGGCTGAGACGCCGCGCACCACGTCGGGCACCTCTGCAAGCCAGGACGCCGATAAGCCAACAAGTGAGGACGCGGATAAGTTAAAAGCTCAAGACGCAGATACGCCAAAAAGTCAGGACGCCACGACGCTCGCGACCAAGGCCGACGAACCGACCGAAACGACCAGCACCGCCACAACCGAAAAGCCGGCCGCCGCGACCGACACACCAACGCCCGAGCAACCGCTGGCGGAGGTGGAAGGCGAGAAGCCGCCGCCCGGCCCGGATGACGAGATCGAATACACCACCAAGCGCGGCCGTGTGCTCAAAGGCCGGGTCGTCAAGGGCATCGACGCCGAGGAAGCGCGCAAGCGCGACCCCTATGCCTTCCAGCTAAACGGCGGCTGGTTCATCCGCACGACCCCGAAGCAGCAGGGAGACAAGAAGGAGAAAAAGCCGGCGGCCCCGGCAGCGGCCACCGAACAGCCCGCCTCCAGCGTGACACCGCCAGAAATCACGAACGCCGAACATGGCCCGTGGACCGACACCGGTAAGAAGAACGGCGACGGCCAGGCCATCTACGAGAACCCGAACGGCGTGCGCGCGGTCAACGACGACGGCGTGCCGCACATGGAGCCGACCGACGAGCACCCCCAGAAAGGTCGCGTGCCGCGTGACCCGGAGGCGCGGCCGCCGAAGTTCCTGCCACGCGGGAAGCGTGTCTCCGACACGACGGTTGAGACCCGGCAGACAGAAGCCAAAGCGAAAGTCACGCCGGAAAAGTCGCCGATTAAACCGACCCAAACGGGCGGAGCGCCAGGCCGTTGGACCGAGATCGGCAAGAACCGCGACGGCCATCCGGTCTACGAGGACGAAAACGGCGTGCGATCCTATGTCGCCGACGGCATTCGCTCCACCGAGAAGGTCCGCGTCGGGCCGCGAGGCTCGAGCGTCGCCGCGCCAGAGGACAAAGACCCCGACTATCAGGTGGTCGAGCCGAAGCCACCCGAACCCGAGGCGGCCCCGCCGGCAGAGTCCAAACCGGACAAGCGGAAGGCGACACACGCCGATGTTCCGACGCTTGCCGATCCGGGCGAGAAGCCGTTCACCTCTGCCGACATCGGAACGAAAGTAAGGCCGAAGGCCGGCAGTGGTCTCGACGTCGTCAAGAACGCGGGCACCATCAGCCACGTTCAATCGTCGTCGCGCGGGCCGATGATCTCGGTCAACGGCGGACCTCACTTCTACGGCGTGGATTTCGAGCGTGTGCCGGCGCCCGCCGAGACGGACCAGGCGTCGGCAGAGTCCAAACCGAAGGCCCCTGATCGCGGCATAAACGAGACCGCTTTCAGGAACGCGATAAGGCACACCGGATCGGCCCAGCACGACGGCACCTGGCGCATTGTCCCGCTGCCGTTCGTGCCCAACCGCTATGCCGTTGAACACACGCCAGGGCTCGCGAGCAAGGATGCCGGCAAGCGGCGGGTCGATGGCGCGCCCGACGGGCAGGATCCGTGGACGCTGGAGCAGGCGCAGGAAGCGGCGGCCAAGATGGCGGCGAAGCGCCGGCCGTTCGACCCGACAGAACATCCCGGCCTGGTGATTAAGAACCTGCGGGACGGCAAGGAGACCAGGATCCAGCCGATCGGGACGGTGCCGCCCGCACCCGCGCCTTCCGGCGCGACGCGGACCATCTCGCCCAAAGACCTGGAGCGGGCGGGCCTTCGCGTCGTTCCAGAGAGCGAGGCTTCTGACGCCCGGTTCGTCCTGCCGGACGGCCGCTTGATCGCCGGATGGCACGATGAGACGCACGACGAGATCGTCCGCATGCTGGATGGTGACGCGCCACCGTCCGGCGATCCAGCCCGCCGGGTAAAGGATTTCGTCGATGCGACCCATGCCGCCGAGGTCGGTCTGGCGCAGGATGACGACCTGAACACACCACGCGGAAGGCGTGCCTCCGACCCGACTGACGTCTCGATCAGGCATAAGCTGACGCCGCCGCAGACGACATCCATCGCGACATACGTTGAGGCCCGCATTGCAACTGCGGACGCCGAGGAACCCGCGATCAAGGTCAATTACCGGGGCGACACGTTCCTGGTCGACAGCGCCCGGCGGTTCCGGGGCGAAGCCGCGGCGATTGCGGCGCAGGCCGATCTGTTCGGCTGGTCCCCGGCGGCGGTGGACGACGAGATCGACGACATGGAGGGCTACGACCCGGCGCCGCCGCCGGTATCCGCCGCATCCTACACGCTGCGCGCCCGTGGCTTGCTCCGCGCTCTGCGCGAGGACGGCGCGACGGATGCGGACGTTCGACGCCGCCTGGCCGAGATGGTTGAAGGCCCGGAGGAAGGCCGTCGCAACCAGCAGGCGATAGCGGGGCGGGCGCTTGAATTGCTCGACCAGGAGGTGAAGCCGGCGGCGGTCGAGGAAACCGCGGCAGACGTGTGGGCGAACGCCAAGCCCGGCGACAGCCTGGGGAAATACGGAACGCTGATCGCAAAGGGTATCGAGACCAGGGAAGAAGCTGACCAACTGGCGGCTGACACTCCCCGCAGTGCGGTGTGGAGCGATGACGACATGTTCGCCGTCGTCCAAAGGCCGCCGGTATTCACGCCAGTCACCGACAACGACCCGGAACTGGTGCGGCAGATCAACGAGATTGCCGACGAATGGGAAAAGCTAGGCAACCCCGGCATGGCGAAGGCGGTTCGCGCCAGCGCCAATCTGAAGCTCACGCCTGAAAGAGTGGAGTTCAACCGGCAGAAACTGGCGGACGCCAAGGCTGCGGCCGATCCCGCCAATGCGCCCGAACTGCCGCACGAGACTTTCTCCCTCGACGAGTTCATGCCGACCAAGGGCCGGGACGCGCCTCGCCAGTGGCAGCAGTTCAAGGATATCGCATCCCCGGATGCCAGGGCGCTCACCGATCAGGTGCAGCAAGCCGTGCAAACCCAGGTCGATCGCCTGAACGCGATGGGATTGCGCTTGTACGAAAGGGGATTTGGCGTTCCCAGCAGGCGCGGCTCCGACCTCAAAGACCGGCTTATGGGTTTGTTGGGTTCGTTCAGCCGCTTTGTGAACGGGCACATTGCAGTTCAGAAGGGCTACAAGAACGCCGACCCTGCGCGCTACGCCATCGACCGGCAGGACGTGCTCAATCAGTTGGCGGAGATCAACGATCCCGGCAGCACACAATCGGCGGACCAGACCGGACCGGCGTTGCAACCAACCGGTGGTGCGCCTAGCGTCGACGGCCAGGAGACCAGCGATGGAGTTCAAACTACCGTACGTCCAGGCGATGCGGGAGAAGGCGCCCAGGATGTTCATGGAAATGCGCCGGGCGGGGACGCTGGACCAGCACCTTCAGGACAAGAGCCTGGAGGCGCACCGAATGCTGACGGAAATGCTGGCACGCGCCCCCAAGGATCAGTACGGCGACCCGACAATGCAGGCGAGACGGGAAGCGGAGGAGACAGTCAGGGCGACCCTGATAGAGTTCCCGGCGGAGGAGACGAAGCGGGAGAGCCGCCAGCAGCCACCGGACGCCCTCGGGACCAGCGAGGGCGCGTAGCCGGGCCGAACGTCAAGGGCCAGAACTTCGTCATAGAACCGGGCGACGTCGCCGAAGATCGAGGCCGCGTCACCAAGGCGCGCGACAACATCGCCGCCATCGAACTGGTCAACCGGCTGAAAGAGGAAGCCCGGCCGGCCACCACGGCGGAGCAGGCGGTGCTGGTGAAGTACGTCGGCTGGGGCGGGATCAAAAACATCTTCCGCGACAGCACTGGCCAGTTCGGCAAGGGCATGGAGACCTTGGGCTACCGGCTTCAAGACCTGCTGACCCCGGATGAATACCGCGCCGCCGAAGCCTCGACGCAGAACGCCCACTACACCGCCGAGCATATTGTCCGCTCGATGTGGCAGGCTGTCGAGGATATGGGCTTTAGCGGCGGGTCGGTGTTCGAGCCCGGCATGGGCATCGGGCACTTCCTCGGCATGATGCCGCCCGATCTCGCCGAACGCAGTACCTATCGCGGCCTGGAGATGGACCACCTGACGGCCGATATCGCCAAGCTGCTGTATCCGCAGTCAGCCATCGTGCGCGCCGACTTCGCCAAGCGGGTGCTGCCCGAGAAAGCATTCGACCTGGTCATCGGCAACCCGCCATTCGCCGACGTGGTGATCAACTCGGACCCGAAATACGCCGCCAATCGCTTCATGCTGCACGACTATTTCTTCGCCAAGTCGATCGACGCGGTACGTCCCGGCGGCCTGCTGGCGTTCGTCACCAGCGCCGGCACGATGAACAAGATCAACCCCAAGGCACAGAAGTATCTGGCGGAGCGGGCGGAGTTCCAGGGCGGCGTGCGGTTGCCGTCAAGCGCGTTCCGGCAGAACGCGATGACCGACGTCACCACCGACATCCTGTTCTTCAAGCGCCGCATGGCGGGACAGATCGAAATCGCCGACGATGCGCCGCTGCCCGACTGGACCGGCACCGTGCGGCGCGCCCTGCCGAACGCTGAAGGCACGACGACCGAGGGCGAGGTCAGTCGCTACTTCTCCGACCATCCCGAGATGGTGCTGGGCGAAGAGGGGTTTTTCGACAAGCTCTACAAGGACCGCTACGCGGTGCACGAGCGGCCGGACAGCGATCTCGCCAGCGACCTGCGCGCGGCACTGGAGCGGTTGCCCCGTGGGGTGATGGAGGACGAGCCGACGCCGGATGTGCGCGCCGCGCTCGACTTCGATGCCCCGGAAAAGAAGGATGGTAGCTTCTATCGCGCCGAAGACGGCACGCTGATGCAGTACAGCCGCGGTGCCGGGCGCCCCGTGGCGGCGCGCGGTGCCGGGGTTAAAGGCGGCTTCACGGCGGCCGACCGTGACCGGGTTCTGAAGCTGATCCCGGTCCGCGATGCGCTGCGCGCGGTGTTCGCCGCCGACCTGGCGCGCGATGAAGCCGCTGGTGCCGCGGCGCGCAAGGATCTCAACCGGCACTACGACAACTTCGTCAAGTTCTTCGGCCCGATCAACAAGGCGGAGTTCTCCTACAAGCGCCCGTCGATCGTGCAGCAGGAAACCGCACGGGCGGAGGCCCGCGAGGAGTTCCGATACCTCGGTGACTATTTCAACGAAGGCGATTTCGATCCGTCGGCGATGTTCGCGGCGAAGGCCACGATGACCGAGATTGCCGAGGCCCGGCAGAAAGCGCGGGTCGCCGCACTGGAGTCCGGCCGGGGCTTCAAAGAGGGCGAGTTCGATCCCGCCGACATGGCCGACGTGGTGATCGAGCGGCGGCCCAACGTCAAGCCGTTCATGACGGACCCGGAGAGCTACCGGCTGCGTTCGATCGAGGACTACAACGACGCCACGGGCGCCGCCGCCAAGAAGCCGATCTTCACCCGCAGCATCCTTAAATTCGAGGAGGAGCCGCAGATCAATTCGCCGCAGGACGGCGCGCTGTGGTCGATGAACAAGCTGGGGCGGCTCGATATCGGCGCCATTGCCGAAAAGATGGGCATTGCGCCAGAACAGGTTGTCGCCGGGTTGGGCGATGCGATCTACCGGGTGCCTGGCACGCGCGAGACCTATCAGACGAAGGGCGAATACCTGTCGGGTGACGTGGTGACCAAGCTCGATGTCGCCCGCGCCGCAGCCGAGACCGACCGCGAGATGGCGCGCAACGTGTCCGCGCTGGAGGCGGCGCAGCCCGCCCCGCTGCCGCCGTCGCAGGTGACGATGATGCTGGGTATGCCGTGGATCCCGGCGAAGGTGGTCCTGGATTTTGCCCGCGACCATCTTCAGATCGGCCAGCCCCGGATCATCTATTCGCCCGAACTGGGCGCATGGAATGTGGAGGAGCCGAAAGGCGGCGGCAACCGCTTTCCCGGCTACCACCAGTGGAGCACGCCCGACAAGGACGCCTACGACCTGCTGGGGCACGCGCTGAACCGCACCAAGCCGAAGATCATGATGGGGCCACGGGAGGAACGTGTCGTTGACACGGTCGCGACGCAGGCGGCGTCGGACAAGATCGAGGCGATGAAGGAAGCCTTCTTCGGCCTGGAAAGCCGCCTTGGCTGGGTGATGGACGATCCGGCGCGGGCCAACGCCCTGGCCGACATCTACAACGCGAAGATGAACCGCACCGTGCCGCGGGTGCATGACGGCGCCTACCTGACGACGCCGGGCGTCGCTGCGGGGTGGAGTTGGCGCCCACATCAGACGCGCGTGGTGTCGCGGATCATCCTGGAGGGCAGCACCTACATGGCGCATGCCGTCGGCGCCGGAAAGACCAGTGCCATGATCGGTGCCGGCATGGAGATGAAGCGGCTCGGGCTGGTGAGGAAGCCAATGTATGTGGTGCCGAACCACATGCTTGGCCAGTTCACCAAGGAGTTCTACGAGCAGTATCCAACGGCGCGCATCGCCGTGGCGAGCGAGGAGCAGTTCCACACCGGCCGGCGCAAGCAGTTCATGGCGAACGTCGCGCAGGACGACCTGGATGCGGTGATCATCACCCATTCCAGCTTCAAGAAGATCCCGATCAGCGATGCGTTCCAGGCGGATTTGATCGAGCAGGAGATCCAGACGCTGCTCGCCGCGATCAAGAAAAGCCGCGACCGTTTCACCGTCGGGCGGCTGCAAAACCAGATTGCCAAGCTGCGGGAGAAACTGTCGAAGGCGACCGGCGACAACAAGGACGAGACGCTCACGTTCGAGGAGATGGGTATCGATTTCCTGTTCGTCGACGAGGCACATCAATTCCGCAAACTCTCGTTCGCGTCAGCCCAGTCTTCCGTCAAGGGGATCGACCCGGGGGGCTCGGCGCAGGCATGGGATCTTTACACCAAGGTCCGCTATCTCGACCAGCAGAAGCCAGGCCGCGCCGCGGTGTTCGCCTCTGGCACGCCGGTCACCAACACCATGGGCGAACTGTACTCGCTCAGCCGCTTCCTTCAGCCGCAGGCGATGGCCGATCGCGGCGTTTCGCACTTCGACGCATGGGCACAGACCTTCGGCGCCCTGAAGACCGAACTGGAAGAGACCCCGGCCGGCACCTACGCGCCGCAGACGCGGTTCCAGCGCTTCATGAACATGCCGGAGCTGTACCAGATGGTCAGCGGCATCATGGATATCGTGACATCGAAGGAACTCGAACAATACGTCGTCCGCCCGAAGCTGAAGGGCGGCAAGCGCGAGCAGCACATGGCGCCGCGCACCGACATCCTGGACCGCTATCAGGCGCAGCTCGGCGCGCGCATGGAGGCGATCAAGGCGCGCCGGGGCAAGCCGTCGCCAGGCGACGACATTATCCTGTCGGTGATCAACGACGGGCGGCACGCGGCGATCGATCCGCGCTTCGTCGAGCAGTCCCAGAGCGATCCGCGCTCCAAGCTGAACATGATGGTCGACAACGTCGTCCGCATCTATCGCGAGACGGGCGACGTGCAGTTCTACAGCCCGGGGAGCAATTACACGGCGCCGAGTTTCCGCGGCCCGGCGACGCAGATGATCTTTGCCAACCTCGGCGTCAACGGGCGCGGTCCGGCGGGGTTCTCGTCCTACAAATGGATGAAGGAGGCATTCCGCCGGGCCGGCATCCCGGCCAACGAAGTGGCCTTCATCGGCGACTACAAAAGCACGCTCGCCAAGCAGACGCTGTTCAACGACATGAACGAGGGCAAGGTCCGCATTCTGATCGGGTCGGTGCCGAAGATGGGCACGGGCGTCAACGCCCAGCGCCGCCTGATCGCGCTGCACAACCAGGATCCGCTCTGGTATCCGGCCGATGACGACCAGCGCAACGGCCGCATGCTGCGCCAGGGTAACCATAACCCCGAGGTGTCGATCCACGACTACACGACGTTCGGCACCTATGATTCGCAGATGTGGAAGATGATGGCCAGCAAGGCTGGGTTCATCGAACAGTTCTTCCGCGGCGACCCGAACCTGCGCGACATGGAGGATATCGGCGAAGCCAGCCAGTATGCGCAGGCGTCGGCGATGTCGACGACCGACCCGCGCATCATCACCCTGACGCAAATGAAGGAGGACGTGGCCAAGGCCCGCCGCCGCCAGTCGGCGCACGAGCAGGAGCAGTGGACGTTGCGGTCGCGGATGGAGGGACATCTGGCGGAAGCCGCCCGGCTGGAGAAGCTGGCTGGGCTGATTTCGGAGGACATCACCAAGCGGCAGGACACGCGGGGCAAGAATTTCACCATCACGCTCGACGGGGAAACGATCACCGACCGCGACGAGGCCGACGAGGTGATGCCGATGCTGGCCATCGAGCGAGCCGACAGCATGGCGGTGGGCGGCACTTCGACCATCGGCCGGTTCGGCGGGTTCCCGGTCCAGGTGAACCTGTATGGCAAGAACGGCGAGCACGTGATCCAGTTGGGTCTGTCCGGCGGGCGTGTGTCTTGGCTGTCGCGGCCGGGCGTGGTGGCGTCGGCTGAATACAAGCTGCGCAGCTTTGAGAGCGACCGCGCCGAAGCGATACAAAAGGGCGCCGAAGCCACCCGCGACGCGCAGGCGATTGCGCCGAACATCGGCAAGGCATTCGATGGCGGCCCGGAGATCGCCCGGTTGGCGAACGAAATCCGGCAACTGGAAGCGACGCTGAAGGCCGAGGCCGCGGCGGTCGAAGCTGCCAAAAACGGCCGGGCGTCATCGTCGCCGCTGATAGAGAGCCGGGTTGCGGCATCCGGCTTCACCCCGACGCCGGACCTGGAGTGGACCACCGACGAGGGCGAGCGCCCGGTTCGTGGCCTGCCCGCCGGAGGTCTCGCCGAAGGCAGCCCCGTTCCACTCTACAGCGCGGTACAGCGCGCGGCCGACGGGCTGAAGCAGGCCAAGGGCACCGGCGAGCAGATGCTGTCGATGATCGCCAGGACGCCGGGCGTGAAGCCGGAAGAGATGGAATGGATGGGCCTGCCCGACTGGCTGCGCGGGCGGCCGACGGTCACCCGCCAGGAAATCCAGGATTACGTGCGGGCGAACAGCCTCGATGTGCGTGAGGTGACGCTGGGCGATGGCCGGGCAAAGTGGGAGGCGGCGCTTGAGCGCGCCCGCACCGCGCTGGGTGAGGCCGAAGACCGGACAGCCGTCGCGCGGGACCGGCTCGATCGCTGGTTTAACAAGCCAGGTCAGTACTTCGTCGAGTTGAACGGCGATCACGTTTACATCGACGAGTTGATACCTGCGCTCCGGGCTGGCGATATCCGCCCTGATCAACTGCCGCCGGTTGATGGCCTGCCGCTGCGTGCGGCTGAATATGCAAAAGCCGCCGCCGATGAGGCGTTGGCCGAAGATGAGCTTGACCGGACAAAAGAGGCACGGGCAGCCGCCAGAGCTAATGAAAGACCGACCAGATACGGCCAGTACACGACGCCGGGCGGCAAAGACTACCGCGAGATGCTGATCACGCTGCCCGGAAAACCACAGTCGACCGTTGCGGACCTGGAGCCAGAAATCCGCGCGCTTGGTATCCGTGGACCGCTGTCTGACGTATCCGGCGCCATGCTGGAGCGGGCGGGCGCGTCGGATGACCTGATGCAGCAATTCGACGCAATCCTGATGCAGCCGCTGCGCAGCGTCAGCCAGCAATACAATTCGTCACACTGGGATGAGCCGAACGTCGTGGCACATGTCCGTTTCGATGAGCGTGTGGCGCCCGACGGTGCCCGCGTGCTGATGGTCCAGGAGATTCAGAGCGACTGGCACCAAGAGGCTCGAAAGAAGGGGTATCGCCAGGAGCACGCCGATTATTTCGTCATCAACAGCCGGTCGCGCAATCGGTCTGAGAGTTTTCCGACACGTGAAGCCGCCGATGCCTACCGAAATTCCCTCCCTGAAAGCATCCGGGAAGCGACGTTTATCCAGGCAACCAAAAGGGTCACGGGCGAGATACCATCGGCGCCGTTCAAGACATCCTGGCCGATGCTGATCATGCGCCGGATGATCAAGTTCGCCGTTGATAACGGGTTTGACCGGGTCGCGTGGTCGCCTGGCGAAGTTCATGCGGACCGGTATTCACTGGCCCATCACGTCGATGCGGTCATGGCAACCCGCTTGCTTGACGGTTCAGGCAACTATCGCGTTGAGGCATTCAAGAACAACGACCGCCTGTTCGATAAAACCGTGCCAGAAAAGGAACTGCCCGACATTATAGGCAAGGAACTGGCCGAGAAGATCGCCGCGCAGTCCGCTGGCCTCAAGAAATACACCGGCCTCGATCTGAAGCTGGGCGGCGAGGGGATGCTGGGCTTCTACGACGACATCCTGCCGAAAGAGACGAACAAGATCATCCGCAAGTTCGGCGCCAAGGTCGGCAAGGGCGACGTCCGCACGGCCGCCCCGTTCTACGACATCGTTTCGGCGGATGGTCGCGAGAACTATGCGACGATCGCCACTCGCGAGAGGGCCGAGGCCGCCCTGCCTAGTGTCGCGGCTAATCTTGGCGTCCCCGTTGATACGTTGCGCGTGCAGCAGGGTCACGGGGAGCAGACCGCGCCGGTCCACCAGTTTGACATCACCGAGCCCATGCGCGACGCGGTGCAGACGCATGGCATGGCGCTGTTCGAGCGCAAGCGCGGGATAACGCAAAAAGCCGCCGCGAAAAGCGGGATGTCGCGCGGGGAGCGCGCCGTTGGCGCGACGCCTACCACCACGCCTCGGCCAGCATCGGCGCCGCAGGTCTCGCGCTGGCTGAAGGGTAGCGGAGATGGGTTCGTCGACCTGTTGCCCTCTACACCGGAAGCGGGCCACGCGGCCGCCGCCGCCTGGGTGCTCGAAAACGGTCGGGCGACGGGTAACGAATACCTTGCTGTGGTCGAGAACCGCACCGGCAAGATCATCCACGCGGGCACTAACAATCTGACCGGCTATCTTGGCTTTGATCCCCAAAACACCGCGGGTGAGCGGGATGCTCATGCGTTGCATCACAACCATCCGCTGGGGTTGGGTCAATCGGATGTGGACATTATGATGCTGGCAAGTCCCGGCATCAGCCACGTGGTTGCGCATGGTCACGACGGCACCGCATCGTCGGCGTCGCTCGCGCCGGAGTTCATCGCGCCGAGCGAGCGGACCGCGGCCAATATCAAGGCAAACCGTCGCCTGCTATACCAGGCCTGGCTCAAGGCGCGGCGGCAGGCGGCGCAGATTTTGGTGTATGTGGCTGACCAGGGCCAGATCGAGCCAGAACTGGCCGAGCATCTTCTGGACGATGTCACAGATCGTTTGCTACACGCGCATGGCGTTATCAATTACGTTTCCAGCACCGAATTACCCCAGCCGGTTCGAGCCGCAATGAGCGGCGCACTACTCAGGAGCCTTGGACATGGCGACGCAATGGCTGATCTCCGACATACCCAATCAGTTCTCGCCCAGGCACCGATTGATAGCCTTCCTGGACCGGATGAAAACCCACCCGGACCCGGAAAACGAGGACGTGGTGCGGGTGCGGGCGCGGGTGCAGGGTCACCTGGACGATCTCGATCGCAAAGAGGCGTCAAAGAAGGCGGCCTCAACGAAGAAGGCGGCGGAGTAGAGGACGGCCCGCTAGGTTTCGCCAAGTCGCCGGAGCGCCGCCCGACCGACACGCCGGCGTTCAAGCGCTGGTTCGCCGGCTCGAAGGTGGTCGATGCCAGGGGCGAGCCGCAGGTTGTCTATCATGGCGCAACCCGCTGGGATGGCACGAACTTCACCACCAAGCAGCCGGTTTCGTTTGGCGACGTGCACCAGTTCGACCGGTTCATGGCGCAGCAGGCGCTGGGCAAGAACCCGTCGATTGACAACATCGGCTCCTGGTTCACGACCGAAACCGGCGATGCGGACAACCCCCGCCACGGCGCGAACCTCTATGCCGGAAAGGAGGGCGTGGTCTATCCGGTCTACCTGTCGATCAAGAACCCGAAGGTGTTCAAGACCACCAACACGGAGGATGCGTTTGAAGCCATGCGGGCAGACTGGGATGCGTGGCACGTCAAGCGGTTGAAGTCGAAGCCGAAATCGCCGGAGACCATGGCGCTGGCGAAGCTGCATGCCAGAAACAAGTTTTGGGGCGATCCAGACGGGTATCAAGCCTTCCTGAAAGCCCAAGGCTTCGACGGCATTATGTTGATGAACTTCCAGGAAAGCCGGAATCGCCCGGCGCAGGATGCGTGGCTGGCGTTCGATCCTGGACAGGTCAAATCCGCCATCGGCAACAGTGGCGCGTTCGATGCCGCTGACCCGAACATTCTGGCGGAAGGCAGCAGCAACGCGCTGAACACCCTCGCCCGTCTGCCGAAAAGGCCGCCACCCTCGAACGCATTGGCGCGCATGTAGCGAAACTGCTAGACCGTTCGCCTACCGCACCGGCGCGGACTTGCCGGGCATCATCAACACCCGCCCGCCCGTCACGCCGAAAGGCGTGCATTCGCCCGGTGAATGACCGATGCCCGACATTGCTCGAACAGAGCGTCCTTCAGACGACACCATCCCAACCATCACCGTCAAACCGGGCGACAAGGCTGACGGCGAAGGCAAGCCGATCGCTAAGGGGGCGAAACTCAGCCGCGACCAGATCTCCGCTCTCATCAAGCAGGAAATGCCCGGCCTGTCGGCCGCCGGCACCGAGGGCGTGGTGCGCAACGTCATGCGCGAGAGCGGTGGCGACAGCAGCCAGATCGGTGACGGCGGTACGTCGGGCGGCATGTTCCAGCACCACAACACCCGTTTTGCCGACCTCAAGGCGTTTGCCAAGAGCGCCGGCACGGACTGGCAGGATCCGGTGACCCAGGTGCGGTTCGCCGCCGGCGAAATGAAGAAGAGCTATCCGACGTTGCTGGCGCAACTGAAGCGCGCCGATGACCCGGCGGAGGCGGAGGACAGTTTCAAGCGGGTGTTCGAGCGGCCGGCCTCGATCCTGTGGGCGAACAAGCCGAAGCTGGACAGCGACCGCTACCGGTTCAGCGACTATGCGCTGGGCGAGCACAAGGGGCGGAAGAACACCGACCTCGTTTACATGAGCCCGGGCGATTACCTCGATCTCGCGCCCGACTTCGAGGCCGAGCCCCGCACCAGCGCCAGCGGGAAATCGCTGAAGAACTCGCTCGACCGCGGCGACGAGGTCGAGGCGATCCCGACGCTGGATATGCGGGTGAAGGGCAACACCGGCACGGTCACCGACCAGGACGGGCGCCACCGCGCGCTGATGGCGCAGGACGAGGGCATCGAGAGCATCCCGGTTGCCATCCGAACAACCAAAGGGAAGGGGGAGCCCAGCGAGATCCAGGGGCTTTCGGGCACGGTGCTGCCGTATGATTTCCCGAAGGCGGAGGATGCGCCGCCGTCACTGTTCAAGCGGGCGATGGGCGCGCTAATTCCGTCGGCTGAAGCGGCGGAACCGAAAGGCGACAACCCGTTCGCGCAGTTCCTGGAGCCGGAGAAGCCATCGAACCAGGAAAAGCCCAAAACCGCTACCGACAACCCCTTTGCACAATACCTGAAGCCCGACGCGCCCGACGGTGCGCTGGTGTCGGGGCTCAAGGGCGCGTCGGAGGGGTTTGCCCGACCAGTGTTCGCTGCGCAGGAGATGCTGGGCAAGGGGCTGGAGGCGATCGGTATCAAGGGAGCGGGCAAATCGCTGGTCGATGACGCCCGCGAGCGCATGACGGCCGAAGCGGAGAAGACGGCGGCGGATCGCGAGGCGCATCCGTATGCGACCGGCATCGGAGACTTTGCCGGCAACCTAGCGTCGCAGGCGCTGCTGTTCAAAGGTGGGCTCGGCGGCAGCAATGCGATGCGGGCGGCGACCGGTGGCGCGCTGTTCTCCGCCCTGGAGCCAACCGGCGACGATCATTACTGGTGGAAGAAAACCGGGGCGGCCGCATTCGGTGCGGGGGCCGGGTTAGCAGGTAATGCCATTCTCGGGCGCGTGGCGCGATGGATTGAGCCAAAAATGCGTCCGATCCATGAGTTTGTCGAGCGGGTGACCGGCCAGCCAGTCGAGAAAAATCCGGCGGCGGCGGCGGTGGTCAAGCGCATGGAGGAGGATGCCAGAGCGGGCGGCCCGACAGCGCAGCAGATGCTCGATCTGGCGAACGCCACGCCGGAGAAGCCGCTGACCATCGCCGATCTTGGCGGACCAAGGGTGCAGGGGTTGACCGGGCGCATCGCGCGGGGGGCGGACGAGGGCGGCGCCAAACTCAAGAATTTCCTCAATGAGCGCGACAAGGGTGCAGGCCAAAGGCTGGGCGGCGACGTCGACCGCGAAATCGGCGCCGGATCGTCCTATCAACTGACCAAGGCGATGGAGGCCAGTCGCGCTGCGGCGGCTAAGCCACTGTACGAAGCAGCCTATGCCCATCCACCAATCAATCCCGATGAGATGGTGCTGCCCGGCGGAGCGCAGCGGGCCGGCTCCATCGGCGCCCTGATTGCGCGCCCCTCGTTTCAGAGCGCCATGGCGAATGCAATCAAGCTGGCCAGGGAAGAAGGCGTGTCCCCGGTGACGCTGGGCATCGACCTGGACGCCCAAGGCGTCCCGGTTTTCACCAAAGTTCCGACTTGGAAGACGCTGGATTACGTCAAGCGCGGGATGGACGACCACATCGAGAACACCTGGCGCAACAAGGTCACGGGACGGCTTGACCTCGATTACGTCGGCCGCGCCGCGAACAACACCAGGACCGAGTTCAGGGGCGCACTGAAGAAGCTGAATGAACCATATGCGAGGGCGCTGGACGCCTATTCCGGGGTCAGTACGAGCCTGGACGCTTTGCACGCCGGCGAGGACTTTCTAAAACGCACGCCAGAGGAAATCGCCGATCGCATCGCCACGTTCGGCGCCGGCGACCGGGAGTTCTACCGCCTCGGGGCGGCGGATACGCTGCGCACCGCTTTGCGGAAAACGGCGTTTTCCGGTGACGAGGCGAAGAAGATCATCAACAGCCAGTATATGCGCGAACAGCTTGGTCCGCTGTTCGAAAGCGAGGCGGCTTACAAACGGTTTACGGACTCCGTCACGGCCGAGGGGCGCATGTTCGGCACAAGGTTCAACGCCTTGGGCGGCTCGCAGACGGCCGAGCGCCGGGCGGAGGACACGTCACCGGAAGTCGAGGCGATGGTTCATGCTGCACGAGGGGTAGTGCACGCCAAGTACGGCAACGCGTTGGGCATGGCAGCGGCCGCGGCGAAGACACTGCGGGCGTTGGCTTCGCGCGGCGATCCGGCAAAAAACGCCGGGATTGCCGACATCCTGTCGACACCCATCGCCCAGGACCCGACCCGCGCACGGTTGCAGGACTTCAAGACCTTCATGTCGTCATTGCCGACAACATCAGCGCACATGAACCGCAACGCCCTGGCGGACATGACGCGCGCAGCCGGCCCCATGGCCGGTGCCGCGATGGCGCAGATACCGCAGATGTTCATCCACCCGCAGAAGCGCCAGGACGGACGGCCTCAGTGAGACATTGCGTGCCAGCATCGCGCAACAAGCCAGCCCAGCTTTTCCGCAAGGCCGGGCTGTCCGGCGGCGATGCGAGCGAGACGTCTGCGGCGCAAGAGGGCGCCGATCGGCGCCCACGCGCCAATCACCAAAGCTCCCAAGGCGCCATGAAGGTTGTTGTCGTATGACATCAGGCAAGAACACCATAGTATTCATCGGGATAAATAAGTGAAATCGACACGTATCATTATCGAAGCCGTCCCGCCAGAAGAAATGCGGCTCGCCGCTTACCGCACGGAAGGCTGCGGCGACTGGTATTTCGACCGTACAACGGCGGACATCCACATCAAGGTCGCGGGCGCGGACGTGTGGGACGAGGAAGAGAAGTTCCTCGTGGCGATCCACGAGCTGGTCGAGGCGCGGCTGGCGTTCAAAGCGGGCATTACCGAGGGCGCCGTCGATGCGTTCGACAACTTGTTCGAGGCGGAGCGCGAAGTTGGCAAGCACGGCCCCGATGACGAGCCGGGCGACGACCCGGGCGCGCCGTATCGTGTCCAGCACAGGCAAGCCTGCCTGGTCGAGCATCTGGTGGCGTTGTTCCTCGGCAAGTTCGATTACGGGGTAGTCAGCTAGTGCGCGTCCTTGTCATCGACGCTGACGCGGTTGGCCTCGACTTCTGCATGCGATGCGTTGCCGCCGGCCATGAGGTCAGGCTGTTCCGCTACTCTGCAAAGCCGACCCGCTACGCCGAGGGCATCGCCGGTATAACCCTGGTCGACGACTACAAGCCGCACATGGCCTGGGCGAAAGACGGGCTGATCTTCAACACGGCGAACAACCGCTATCTCTGGGAGCTGGATCGCTACCGGACCGATTTCGGCTTCAAGGTTTTCTCGCCGACGGTGGCATCCGCCCGCCTCGAAATTGACCGCGCGGCGGGCATGGAGGCGATGCGGGCGGTCGGCATCGATATTCCGCCCTACCAGACCTTCAACAGCCTGGAGGACGCCGAGGCATTCGCGCGCAAGTCAGACCGCGCCTGGGCGCACAAACCGCTCGGTTCAGAGCCGGATAAAACCCTGACCTACGTCGCCAAAGACCCGGCCGATATGGTCGGCTGGCTGCGCCGGCAGATCGGGATAGGCAAGCAGCTCAAAGGCCCGTGCATGCTGCAAGAGAAGGTCGACCGGCTGGAAGAGATCGGCGTGTCGGGCTGGATGGGGCCGGAGGGGTTTCTGCCGGAGAAATTCCAGGTCTGTATCGAGCACAAGCCCCTGATGAATGAAGACGTCGGGCCTGCCACGGGAGAGCAGGGTTCGGTGACGCAATACTGCACCCGCGACAAGCTCGCCGAAGAAATGCTGCTGCCGTTCGAGGCGATCCTGCGCACCCTCGGCCATCGCGGCGACTTCGCCATCGGCGCCATGCTCGACAAGAAGGGCAAGGCGTGGCCGCTCGAATTTACCGCCCGTTGCGGTTACCCCGCGTGGTGGATCCAGTCGGCATCGCACCGCGGCGACCCGGCCAAGTGGATGCGGGATTTGCTCGCCGGCAAAGACACGCTGAAAGTCTCAAACGACGTGGCGATCGGCGTGGTCATGGCGCAGCCGCGATACCCTTACAACAATTCGCCACCGGAACTGGTCGAGGGGGTGCCGATCGCCGGCGTCGAGGACGTGCTGGCCGATGTGCATCTGGTCGAGGCGATGATGGGCAAAGGCCCGGTGATGGAGGACGGCCGCGTGGTCGAGCGGCCGACCTATCAGACCGCCGGCGAATACGTGCTGGTGGCGACCGGCCTCGGCAAGACGGTCGGCAAGGCCCAGGAGCGGGTCTACGGCACCATCGACCATATCCGCTTTCCGAACCGGATGTTTCGCACCGACATCGGACAGAAGGTCCGGGACCACCTCGGGGCATTTCACGCCGCCGGCTACCTGATGGACATGCAACTATGACCACGATGATCCTCGCCCCCGCGCCAGTACAACAATACACCGACAACAGCGGCAATCCGCTCTCGGGCGGCCTGCTCTTCGTCTATGCCTCCGGCACGGTGACGAAGCAGCCGCCATTCACCGACGCATCGGGTGGCACCGCCCTGCCCGACCCGATCGTGCTCAACGCCCGCGGCGAAGTGGCGCCGTCCGCCACCGGCTCGTCCTGTGGCATGTGGCTGGACCCGACGCTGGCCTACAAGTTTGTCCTGGCGCCAGCGACCGATACGGACCCGCCGACCAATCCGTTCTGGACCATCGACAACGTGGTCTCGCCGCAAAGCGCTATCCTGGCGGCTCTGTCGCAGTATGAGGCGACGCTGGGCGGGGTGCCGGTCGGCGTGCAGATGGCCTACGGCGGTACGACGGCGCCGGCTGGCTGGCTGCTCTGCTACGGCCAGGCGGTTTCACGCACCGCCTACGCGCCGCTGTTCGCCGCCATCGGCACCGCCTACGGCAACGGCGACGGGTCGAGCAGCTTCAATGTGCCCGACAAGCGCGGCCGCGCGTCGATCGGCGCCGACAACATGGGCGGGTCTGCCGCTGGCAACGTCACCAACGCGGTGTCAGGGGTCAATGCGATTGTCGTCGGCTCCACCGGCGGAAGCCAGAACGCCCAGCAGGATACGCTGACCGCCACCAGCACACCGAACGTCGCGGTCACCGACCCCGGGCACGTCCACAACACCATCACCGCCACCGCGGCGACCGGCGGGCACACCTCGGGCCTGGATGCCACCACCAGCGCGCCATCGAGCAGCACGCTTGCCACCGCGACCGGCTACACCGGGATCTCGCTTTCGGCGACGGTCACGACCACCGTCACCTCGGGGTTGACCGGCGCGTCGCAGAATATGCCGCCGGTGCAGGTCGACAACTGGATCATCTTTGCCGGCGGCTGACAAAGACGGTAACGTCGCGCCTCCCAAAGATCCGTCATTTGACGGTTGTCATGTTTCACCGGGCTTTTACAGCCTAAGCAGTGGAACTGCGGTACTATCGATATCACTTATGAGTAAGAAAGAATCATGAAATACAACTTTGGGTAGATATTGCCAATGTTAGACGCTCGTGAAGATAGCAGAGGACAATCGTTCCCGTCGCATGAGATGCTGCGCGGCACACTGTGCGGCGGCGAGTATTTTTCCCTTCTGGTCAGCGATCTACCGACGCCAGCGATGGTGGGCGAGATCATCCGTACGCTTCAAGTGGCGCATCAGGCGCTGACCGAAGCCGGCCCGTTGCGCCCGGAGCACATTTCCCGGGCCGAACCATAGACCTAAATCCGCGGGTGGCTTTTTGCGCAAGGGAATTACCTAAATGCCTAACAAATTTGCGGCGCTGATCATGATCGAGACGATGGATCCTGGTCTGGCCGATGCCGCGATCGCAGAGGGGTGCAAGACAGCACGCGGCAAGGCATCGATCCGTCGGGCCGTCGAAGCGCTCTTGCCGCCAGACGCCGACTTGATCTTGGTGGCGTCTATCGAAGACGCGCAGCAGCTCATGCTACTGCGCCAGCAAGTCGGGCGCGGCCTGGTTTTCAAGGAGCCGGCCACCCGACCCGCCAGGAAACCCAAGAACGCCAAAGCGCCATGACGCTAATCCGTCACCACGTCACGACGTCACAAGCCTTCAATCGGCGGCAATCCGCGTGCGACCATGACTTTTGTGAAACCTTCCATGGTAATCTCCTGAACCGAGGTGCCCTCGGCATCGGCAAGCTGGCGCAGGCGCACCCAGTCGGCCCGCGCCACCCGCACAGTCAGGGAGACGGTCGCCCCCTGCCCTCGCTTTTTGCGCGCGCCAGCCGCTTCGGCGGCCTGCTTCGGCACCGGCTTGAGAGTGGTGAAGCTCGCCAGCCCGGTCGGTTTCGGTTTCGTGGTCAAGTCCGCAATTCCTTCTCCATCCACTTCCACAACGCGCGTATTTCGGCTGCGGCCCGGCCGTCGGCTTCAAATTCGGTGACCGCTCGCCCGCTTGCCACCGCGCGCGCGAACGCCCGTCGCTCGGTTATCTCGGCACGCGCCACCGGAATGCCGTAACGCTTCAATGCCTTCCGCGCCTCGGCGATCTCCGGCGCCCGGAAGGGACATGCGGACAGCACGAAGGCCGCGGAGACCCCAGCGGCCTTGACGATCGCCACGGCGCTGCCGGCGGCGGCAAGGTCGAAGGCGCTAGGCCGGCATGGGATCAGCACGAGATGCGCCCTGCGGGCGATGCTGGCGGCATCGGGTGTGGCGTGCGGCGCGGTATCGACAATGATCAGATCCATCCGGTCGGCCATCGCCGCGTCTATTACCCGGTCCATCTCGGAGGCTGTGGCCGTGGCCACCACCGGATCCGCACCGCCGCGCGCGTCGCGCCATGCGCCGGCGGATTTCTGCGGGTCGGTGTCGAGCAGGACGACACGCCTGCCGGCCTCTTGCGCGGCGACGGCGGTGTGAACCGCCAGGGTTGTCTTGCCCGTGCCGCCCTTCTGGCTGAGAAACGCGACAACTCTGGTCTGGCTCATAGTGTGACGTCCTCGCGTAGCCACGTCAGTCCGTCAACAATTAATTCCGCCGCGAAATTGCGGCGGCCATCACACCGGCGTTTTCGGCTTCTTCTTCTCGGCGGCCGTCGGTTGGGTCCAGAACTTGACCGACGCCGCATCGAAGAACGTCGCATGTTCGATTGTGGACTGGCCTTCGCCGGGGTCCGACTGGCGCTTCCCGAGCGCGCGGAGCGCGCCCAGGACGACACCCTTGACGCCATCGACCCGCACGTCGTCGTCGGCCGGGATCTCGATCTTCAGGACGATGATCTTGGCCATCAGGCGGCTTTCCCTTTGATTTCTGCTGCGGGGTCGTTCCAGGCGCCGTCCTCCGCGCCATCGGATTGCGGTTCGGCCAGCCGCTGCGCGGCGGCGACGAACAGTGCCGCGATCTGCGGGCGCACCTCCGGCGGGGCGTCCTTGAGGTTGGCCACCACTGACGCCGCCTTGCGGATCTCGCCCAGCTCGCCCGCTGTCGGGCAGGCGATCGTCGCGGCGGTCAGCGCGTTCATCCAGGCGCGTCCGCTCCCCTCGCGCTCGAGTACGGCAAGCACGCGCGGCAGGAAATCCGTATCGCCGGCTGGCGGTTCGCGTGGCTTGGCGGTCGCCGGCTTCGACCCGCTGGGATTATTCGACCCACTGGCAACCGTCTCGCGCGGCTTGACCGTCTTGTTCGTCACCCTCCCCATGATGGCGTCTTCGAGCGTCGACAGCTTGTCCCCGGGTGCCGGGAGAGCGGCCTGCGGCTGCGCCACCGGGGCAGTAAGCTGGCCCTGGCGGTCGAAATCGATCTCCATGTCGGTCATCAGCGCGGCGTTGAAACGCTTCGCCGGCGCGCTCTCGCTGTCGAGGTTGATCCATTTCGCCGTGTAAAGGATCACGCCCTTCAGGATCATCTCGTCGATCCAGCGCGAATTCCACGGGCCGTTCGCCGCCTTGCTGCTTTCCCATAGGCTGACAAGGCGCTGGTGCGGCATGTACCGCCGCGTCACGGTCCCATCGACCCCGGTGATGAAGCAGTAGGCGGCGCGCACCCGGGCGAAAAACTCCGCCGGTCGGGCGATCGGGTTGCCGTGGTTGTCACGCCCGCCGTTCAGCGCTGCGTAGGCTTCATCGACGATGTCGATATCGATTTCGTGCTGGATCCGGTCCTCCTCGCCGCCGAGGACGTGGAAGTTCTCGCCGCGGAAGACGATCATCGCGCGGATCGACTTGATCGCGCCGGTTTCCCGGCCGAGTTTGATGATGCCCTGCACCATCGGTTGCCATGCGACGATGTAGCCGCCGGCCTCGTTGTCGTAGCGCGGCACCAGCGCGCCTTGCTTGCCGTCGGGCAGCAGACCCTGGCTGGCCGCCTTCATGATCGCCACCAGCAGCGACGGGCGCATGTTCTCGCGCAGAAGCTGCGGCTTGGTCAGAACGGCGGTCTTCGCGGTCGCGATGAACAGCGGCAGATCGACGTGATCGGGCAGGACCACCTTCAACTGCGCCTGCGTCGCGGCGGTTCCGAGCCACGCATAGAAGTCGCCCGAGGCGGTGGCCATCTCCTGCGCCGTCATCGCGGGCGGGCGAGGCTTCTTGCCGCCCCGATTGCCGCCACCGCCGCCGGACGGCTGGCCATAGTCAGCCGGCGGGATGTCGTCCCAGTTCGGTGGTCCGTCGCTCAAGCTGCTGCTCCTTGTTGCTGTAGCGCGCCGTAAAGCCGGGCGCACGCTCTTGCGTCGATCAGCGCGTCATGCGCCCCGCTCAGAGGTTCGCCGAAGAAATGGAGATAGCATTCTGCCAGCTTCGGCGATTTCGGCCCCTTCATCCCGCGCGCCAGCATCCTCGGCGACGGCGGCAGGTTGACGATGGGCTTGGCCGCGTTGCAGGTGCAGTACGAGGCGCGGGCCTCGATCGCTTCGATCATGTCACGCTCGATACCGGCGCGTGTCATGGCGATGCGCAGGATGCGACGGTCAAAAGTCTCATTGTGGGCCACGCGCAGCCGCGCCACCGACTGCATCGCGACGAACATCATCGCCGCCGCGCGCTCCGGGATGCCCTCGGCCACCGCCTGCTCGTGCGAGATGCCGTGAATGGCGGTCATCTCCGGCGGGATGGTCCAGCCGTCGGGGCGGACGATCACCGAGACGGCCTCGACCTCGCGGCCGGCGTCGTCCAGCAGAACGAGCGCGAGCTGCACCAGATGCGGCTGCGCGGGATCGTTGCTGCGCTTGTCGTACGCGGGCAGACCTGTTGTTTCTGTGTCCCAGACCAGGGTGCTCACGCGGCGACCCCCAGATATTCCTTCACCTTGTACCAGACCGACGCCTTGCGTTTGCCGATGATCTCGTCCGCCGGCAGGTCGCCGGCGCGCTTGCCCGGATTGGCCTGGGTGAACACGCCGTTGATCGAAAAGCCGGTGCAGATTGCCCGCTTGTGCCCGGCCATCTTTTCTGCCAGCCGGTTCTTGTAGCTCTGCTCGTTCGCCTCCGCGCTCTTGCGGTCAGCGGTGGCGACCAGCAGTCCGGCGCAGATCTCTGGCATTTCGTTGTCGTTCGACAGGTCGATCGGCAGATTGTCCTCCAGCGACGGATACAGCACGGCGAGTGCCTCGGCGGTGGAGTTCGAGCCGTCGACCGAGGGCGGGCGCTGATCGGCGACGCGCTGCCAGAACTCGCCGACGCGCTCGCGGATCAGCGCGATCGTCCGAGGGCGGGCGGCGTAGCGGTAGGCGGGAAGCTGGTTGCCGCCGACCATGCCGGCGATGACGCCCCAGGATGCGCCGAGACAGGCGATCTCGTGCTGCAGTTGCAGCAGCACCGGATAGGGCGGTTCGTCGCTGTTCCAGGCGCGCTTGTGCTGGATCATGTCGATGTTCTTGATCTGGAGCACGCCGGGTCCGCTGAACCCCAGCAAGCGCTCCTCCTCGCCGGGTTCGTCGATCACGAAATCCAGGGAACAGGCCATCCCGGGCGTCGTGTCGTCGATGCAGTAGCCGCCCTTGCTGATGGTCCAGCCGTAAATCTCGGCGGCCATCCCCGCGATCTGCGCCTCCAGCCGCGTGCCGAACCACACGCGCGAGCCCGGGGAGTGATCGACCGGCGGCGGCGGGATGCGCCCGGACTTGACCATGAACAGGGTGTAGGCGGACATCTGGTATTCCGCCTGGACGCCGAACAGGCCGGCGATCTCGGACCCGCCGATATGGCGCGAGCGGATCGCATGCCACTCAGGGCTGTGTTCCTGGATGTCGGTGGTGATCAAGGTATTATTCCCTGGACGACAAACGGCGTGTTGCCGGTCATCTCGCTGGCCCGCGCGCAGGCGGCCTTGGCGAAGCTGGTGATGTCGGCGTGGGCAAACTTCCGTCCAGCGAGCAGACCAGCGGAGCAGGTGCCGTATTCGTCGGTCAGGTCGATGATCGCCAGCGCCATGGTGCGGATCACCGTGGCGCGGTGCACTGCGCCGTAGTCGCGTGCCCAGACGTAGGCGCTATCGAGCGCCTGCTGCCACGTCTCGCCACGGAAATGATGGTAATCTGGCGCGGACATCCCGCTCGGATAGATCCCGAGATAGGCGTCTTTCGTGGACGTCGCAACGTTGAGCGACACATAGGCGGACGGGGAGACCAGCGCGGCCAGCGCGGAGCAGTGCCCCGCGAGGTCAACCACGCTCAGCGCGTCGCCGACAGCGCGTTCCAGTGTTTCCGACATATTAGAGGCTTCTTTCCATCTGTTCGTCGCAATAACGGTCATATGCGTCGTCGTAATATTCGCGGACCGCGTCATCGGTGGCGTCGTGCGCCTTGTCGCTTTCGAACCATGCGGTAAGCGTCGCCACTTCGGCGTCGGTCAGCGGCTCGACGCCAGCATCGACCGCGCCGTCGAGAGAGATGCCTGTGATGGCCGTCTCGTATTCCGCCGCTTCGGCCGGCCAGCCCGGATCGCCGTTCCTTTGGTAGTAACAAGCTGGGCAACCGGGGCTGTAACGGGTGACCTCGAACGCGATCACCACGTCCAGTTCGTCGGTATCGTCACCGCTGACCCGCGTCAGGGTGGTGTAGACGGCAGGTTCTGCCGCACGGCGCTTCATGGAGGGAGCCCTTCGTTTGACGCTAATAGCTATTTCCGTCATGACGTAAATAACCCACCATGATTGGCGGCAATAAATCAGTACGTCAATACGTCGGTCCGTCAAATAACGTTGTTCCCGGGGATTAGTGGCGGATCAGTTACGGACCAGTGGAGGCCCAGATCGCCAATGCCGCCGCGACGACGAGTTCGCCGCTGCCGAGTGCCGATTCGCCGAAGCCGATCGACTGCGCGCCGGCGAAAAGCAGGGCGCCGGCTGCGCACGAAAGAGCCAGCACGGTTGGGACAGCCACTTGCCGACGACTTTGCAGCAAAACGGTAGCGTCACCCGCCAAATCCAGCAAAGCGAGCGGCATTTCTTGCAGTTCACGAATGGCCTGGGCCGGCGCCCCGGCGATCTCGCCGGTTGCGAGCATCATGGAGAGATGTTCACCGACGCCAAGGATGCGCCGGTCGAGGCGACGAGGCCCATGAAGGTCGATATTCATCTTGCCAACCCACTCTCGTTCAGCGCAATTATCACAGTCACGTGACACCGACATGGATGGGGGACTTCCTTGGAAATCGCTCTTTCGCATCGCCGCCGCCTCGGGTCTGTTGCTATCGCTGGTAACCACATCGATGACCATAGTCAACATAATGGCGACAGCCATGCGTCTGCCGGCTGGGCAAAAGGGGGAAACCCCGCGTTCGAGATGCTGTGTGAACGACCGGAACCGTGCCCGTGCGCTAGGCCGTGTCTTGCTGGTGCGCTGATAGGCTAGGGTGGTCCGTGCGGTAGTCCTCCCCCACGTCGAACGGCAGGGAGCCGATCTGCCCACGGAGCAGAAAGTCAGTTGTAAGCTGAAGCTTTGTTGTGATTGTGATGGCCTCGTAGATCGTCATCGTCTCGGCGCCGGCCTCTAGAGCGGCCAGTCGGTTCACTGGGATATCGAACCGCTCTGCCGCGACAGCGCGGGTGTAGCCGCGATACGTCCGGCCCCAGACGATACGGCGACCGATCTTTCCCAGAATGCCGAGGTCGACATCGGCGCGTGTCGGAGCAAAAGCCCGCGCCTCGGGTGTGGCGGGGTTCATCAGCAGCGGCCAGTCAACCCCGATGTGCGGCGCCAGACGCTCGGCCCAGCGCGCGGTCAATCGCGCTTTTCCTGTCCGCAACTTCCATATCTGCTGCTTGTTCGTGTCAACCGCGGCCGCCAGCGACGGATCGTCGATGTGCTGTTTGTGCATCCACTCGGCCAGTCGGTTGGGCGGCGGGCCGGCGGGTTTTTTAGGCGTCCTAGTCATCTCGCGAGTTATCACCCGAAACTTCTTGGCGGTCATTACCCAAACCGTTGACTATGGGTAACCGATACCGTTACCCTGCATGCCATGACGCTCGATGAGTATTTGCGCACGAACAAGCTGACGTCGGCGGAGTTCGCTGTGTTGGCGGGAATCCCGTCGAAACAAACCGTTCACAACTATCGGCACGGCATTCGATTTCCCAACCGGATCAATCTCCGGCGGATCCGCCAGGCCACAAATGGCGAAGTCACTGCCGAGGACTTCGTCAACCAATCGACGCCCGCAGAGCGCGCCGCCGCCGCCGCCGCCTGACCCGCATGGCCGACCGCGATAACGAAATTGTGACTTCGACCATCCGCGCCTGCGTCTGATCACCGCGCCGGCCGGTCGCTGGCTCCTTATTCTGGAGTATTCAAGTGGGAAGAACGAAAACAACGGACGGCGCGGCGCGCAAGCCGGGGCGGCCGAAACGGGAAGTGACGGCGGTCACCAACGTCAATCCCGACGACATCGCGGCCTGCTACACCGACTATGCCTCGATGCGCGGCGACATCGCGCGCATTGGCCAGCGCATCGCGGTTAGCTTCGCCCGGTTTGAGAAACTCGGTGTGCAGTCTAAAGGCATCAAGCGCGCCTACGCGCTGGCGCAGAAAGATCCCGACGTCGTCGCCGCGCAGGTCCGGATGGAAACCGAGTACCTCGCGATCCTGGAAATCATCGATTTCAGTGAGACCGGGCAGGGCAGTTTTGCCGCTGGTCTGAAAGCGGTGGTTGCCAAGCCGTCGCCGGTAGCCGCGGAACGCCTCAACCTCGCCCGCGCGCATGCCGACGGCTACAACACCGGCCTGGCCGGCGGCGACAAGGGCGCCTGCCGGGTTCCGCCCGGCACCGAGGCACATGTGAAGTGGCTGGAGGGCTGGCACGACGGCCATGCCGACCGCGTGGCACGCAAGCCGGACGCCGAGAAAACCAAGCCCGCATCGACCAGCCGCGCGCGGCGTGCGCCCAGCGTTGAACAGGATGTCGCGGCGGCGGCGCACTGAATGGTCGAGGCGCTGGCGGTCGAGAAAGGAGGGGTGCTTTTTCTCGACATAAGCACCAGGACCGGTTTTTGTTATGGGACGCTGGCCAATGTCGAAGCTGGACCGGTGTGGGGCGTGTGGCAGTTACCGTCAGGCGTCAGCGTCACGCTTGGCGCGCGACTGGCCGCGTTCGAAAACGAACTGGCCGACGCCATCTTTGAGTATCAGCCAGCAGTCGTCGGCATTGAGGCGCCGATGGCTGCTGGCGCCGTCGGCAGTGCACATACGGCGGAGCTGCTGATCTGTCTGTCGGGCGTGGCCGAGGCCGTCACGTGGCGGTGGGCGCGCGAGTTCCGTCGCCGCTCGGCGCAGACATTGCGGGCGCAGGTGTGCGGGCGCTGCCGCGTGACCGAGGCGGAAAGCGACGACCGGATCGACGTCAAGGAGGCGATCGTCAAGCCGTGGGTGGTCGCGCGGGGCTGGGACATCACCGACAACAACGCGCGTGATGCCGCTGTGGGCTGGGCGTTCGAGATGGGCATCCGCGCCGACCGACCGAAAACCAGGAAGGCCGGTTGATGGAAAGCGGTGAACTCGCTGCTGAACGTCAGGCGTTCATTTCGCATTTACTGGCTGAAAAGAAATCGCTGGAGCGTTGTCTGGCCGCGGTCGACGCGGCGCTGATGATCTACACGGCGGGCAACGTCGCGCTCGCCCCGCCGCCCAGGCGCGGCAATCCGGTTTCGCCGCCCCTGGTGAACGCGCCCGCGCCGGCCGTCGCGCCACCCGCCGAAACGACCAGCGAAGGCAAGACTATCGTCGGGAAGACGTTCACCCCAGCGCGCAACCGCGTCATCGCCGACGAATGGCCGAAGGGCACGCCGGTCGCTGAAATATACCAGAAGTTGCGGGCGGTGCCGGGCCTGCCGGTGACAATCGAGATGATCGGCCACCAGGCGGGGAAGATGGGCCTGAAGCGGCCTGACGATGATAAGCCGGTCGCGCCAGCCACCGCCCCCCCGGCGAACCGCATGGACACGATCCGCCGGGTTGCCGCCTCGCTGGGCGCTGGCCGCGAACCGGTTGGCATGGACTTCGAGCAGATCCGGCGCTGGGCGAGCGAGCGCGGCATCAACTTCCGCACATGGGACGACCTGCCGGCGGTGAATGAACGGCTGGAGCATCTAGGCCAGCCACCGTTCAAGCGGGACTTCACCCGGCGGTCAGGCGCATAGCGTGCTGATCTGCTGCTGCGTCTGCGGGTCGGACGATTGGATCGGGTGCGCACCGGGCGCAGAGGCACACCCCGGAGAGGCATGCGCGGGGCGTCCCGCGCGCCCGGTGCGAGATGTGCCATTACAGGCGTGGTGCGCCGCGCATCATCCGGCGATCGAACGCGCTTCGGGCGCGCAGTCGCGTGTGCGTGATGACCGCGATGACTGACGAGATCACCAAAGCGGCGAAGGTTCTGGGCGTGGTGCTCAATGCCGGGCAGTTCCGCGCCGTTGGCGAAATCCTCGACGCGATCAAGAAACATCGCATCCATCTGCTGACCGGATATGCCGGCGTCGGCAAGACCGTGGTGGTGCAGGTGGTGGCGATCATCGTCCTGGCGCGCAAGCTGGAGGTCGTGATGTGTGCGCCGACGCACCAGGCGGTCAGTGTGCTCGCCAAGAAGATGCGCATGGCGGGCATCGAGATCCCCTGCCTCACACTGGCCCGGCTGTTGAGCCTGTCGCCGAAACCGCGTGGCGACCGGCTGGTCTTCGTGCGCCGCAAGAACGCAGAGCCGATCGAGGCCGACGTCATCCTGCTTGATGAGTGCTCCATGGTGTCGTCCGACGTGATGGACCATATCCGCGTGCACCTGATTGGCCGCGGGCTGCTCTACTCTGGCGACCCGGCGCAGCTTCCCCCGGTCGGTGAAGACGCGAGCGAGACGTTCGCCACCACCAGCCGCAGCCACCTCGACACCATCGTCCGTCAGGCCGCCGATAATCCGATCATCGCCGCGGCGCACCAGATCCGCATGCAGCAGGGCGGTCCGATCGACTGGTCGTGGTGCCGCGCCGTCAGGACGGAGCAGGGCGGCGTATACCTTCCCGGCGATGCGCTGCACCGCTGGATGCAGAAAGCGTTCACCTCGGCTGAGTTTGCTGCCGATCCGACGTCGTTCCGCTATCTCGCCTGGACCAACCGGCGCGTTGCCGACGTCAACGCCAAGGTGCGCGGCTGGCTGTATGGCGACAACCTGCTGACGCCGTTCGTGCCGGGTGAGCGGGCGCTTCTGCGGGCGCCGATCGTCGATGACGAGCAGATCATCGCCAACACCAACGAGGAAGCGGTCGTCACTGAGATCGAGCACGACGAATACGTCTGGACGGTGGAGAAACGTCAGGACGTGCCGGCATGGTCGCAGACGATCCCGACGTGGAAGATGACGCTGCGGCGCGATGACGAGACGACATTCGACGCGCAGATGGTGCGCGCCACGCATGCCTACGAGGCGGCGCTGAACCGGATCAGGGCCGAGGCGGATCGCGCCGGCGGCCGATGGCTCGACCTGCACGTGATGAAGCAGTTCTTCGCCCGCTTCCAGGCGGTCTACGCGCGGACGGTGCACACCGCGCAGGGCGAGACGCACAAGCACACGTTCCTCGATGTGCCGGACATTCGCCAGCGGGCGCGGGACAATCCGCTGGAGACGCAACAGCTTTGCTACGTCGGCGCGACCCGCCCGACGACGTCGCTGATCCTCGCGGGGGTCTGAAAGTTCATCATGCAGAACATCATCGCGTTCGTCCGCCCGCCCGCCGCGCCTGCCGCGTGGCGCAGTTGCTCAATCGGTTCGTGCCAGCGACACGAAGACTGCATGTATCAGCCGTGCCGGAATGCGCGTGCTGAAGCCCCGGTTCCGCAAGCCGCCGTGTTCGACGTCGAGCGGCGATACTTCCTCGCCGCCGTCGGCCAGATCCTCGCCGCGCCCGACGTGACAGAAGCTGACAAGGCGGCGGAGATCGACGGCACGATTAGCGCGATCCGCCAGATGGCGGCGCTTGCCGGCGTCGATGCCCGATAACGCTCCATTTCGCGGAGAGACGCCGATCTTCGGCGCCGCCCCGCGCGTGCCACCGTCCAACCTGATGGCGGAGCAGGCGCTGCTAGGCTCGTTGCTGTCGAACAACGCAAAGACGGCGGATCTCTGCCAGTTCCTGCGCGCGGAGCATTTCGCCGATCCGATCCATGCGTATATTTTCCAGCGCGCGATGGATCGCATCGCCGCCGGCCAGCTTGCCGACGCGGTGACGCTGAAGAGCGACTTCGAGAATACTGGCGTGCTCGATGACGTCGGCGGCACGAATTACCTGGCGCAACTGTTGAACGCCAACATCGGCTGGATGACGACCGGCACCTACGCCAAGACGATCTACGACACGTGGATGCGGCGCCAGCTCATCAACGTCAGCGAGGACATTGCCAACGCGGCGTTTGGCGAGGAACCCGGCGCTGACGTGACGAAGATGGTCGACAACGCCGCCGAGGCGGTGCTGGCGCTGGGCGGCAACGCTGCGGCCAACCGGGGCACCGACTTTGCCACGGCCGCCGAACGGGCGGTGCAGCGCGCTCTGGCAGCGTGGAAGGGTTCGCCCGGCGAAAGCCGCCTCGACACCGGCATCGGCCCGGTGGACGCCGTCTGGAACGGGCTGTGGCCCGGCCAGCTCTACTACGTCATGGCGCGAAGCCGAACCGGAAAGACGCCGTTCATGATGCAGATCGCGCGCAATGTCGCCCGCACGCTGCGCGACGAGGCGGCGACGACCGGCAAGCCGTCCGGGCACGTGCATGTGTTCTCGCTCGAAATGACCGCTGAAGACCTGCTGACGATCAACCTGGCAAGCGTCACCGACCTCTCGGCCGACCAGATCCGCGGCGGTCAGATCGGTCCCGCCTTTCGTCACGACGACGAAGCGATCCAGATGGCGTCAGGCGCGGCCTGGAAGCAGTTCGCGGTCGACGCGAAGGAACTCGGAAGCCTGCCGATCGAGATCGACGACGCGTCGGAGATGGACCTGCCAGCGCTGGTCATGCGGGCTCGTGCGGTGAAGCGGCAGAAGCACACGCGGCTGATCTGCATCGACTATCGCGAGCTGGTCCGCCGCGGGCGCGAGCAGTCACGCATGCAGTTGCCGGAATGGGTGCCGTATCTTGGCTACCAGCTCAAGGCGCTGGCGAAAGCGACGAACTGTCCGGTGATCGCGCTGGCGCAGATCAACAAGACGAAGTCTGGCGATATGCCAGTGCGCCCGACGCTCGATGACCTGCCGTATGACGGCGGCCAGGCGGCAGATGGCGTGTTCGCGCTGCATCGGCCGGAACTCTACATGCCGATGGAGCAGCCCCGGCTTCCGTCGGGGCAGAGCAAGGAAAAGCTGGCCGACGCGCAGAGCGCCTGGGAGCAGGAGCGCGCCAAGGTGCGCGACGTCGCCGAGTTCATCGCGCTCAAGCGCCGGTTCGGCCCGACCGGAACGCCGGTCAAGCTGCGCTTCAACGGCCCGCGCATGCTGCTGACGGAATGGCGCGAGGACGCGGCCGCCCGGCAGATGTCGCTGATGACGGCCCCGCCTGTCGGGCGGTGGGATGATGTCGAAGAGGGAGAGTTTTGATGGCGACCCGTTCAGATACCTGGATGCCGCTCTATGTCGGCGATTATCTGCGCGATACCGGACACCTCACGGCGGCGGAGCACGGCGGCTACCTGCTGCTGCTCATGCAGGCGTGGACAAGCGGCGGTGCGCTGCCCGCCGACGAAAAAAGACTGCGCGCCATCGCTAGAATGGAACGCGCGGAGTGGAAGCGGGCGCGTCCGGTTCTGATGGGGTTTTTCCATCGCGCGGGCGACACCTTCCGCCATAAGCGGATCGACCAGGAACTAAGCAACGCGCAAGGGATCGTCGATCAACGGAAAACCGCCGGGAAGGCCGGGGCCGACGCGCGCTGGAGCAAAAAAGACGATGGCGGGGCGATGGCGACCGCATCCAAAAAGGATGGCGGGGCGATGGCAAACGCATCCGGAAAAGATGGCGAAACAGATGCGGTTGCCATCGCCCCGCCTATGGCAAACGCATGGCAAAACGATGCACCTTCACCTTCACCTTCACCTTCACCTTCACAAAGGAAGAAAGATTCCGCCTCACTTCGTTCGGCGCCGGCTGCCGCCGCGCCGGGCGAACAGATCGACCTGCTGGAAGCGCTTAAAATCGAGCTTTGGGGGGACGGCCTCGGTATCTTCCGCCGCCTGACCCGATACCCCGAAGATCGGGCGCGTAAGGCGCTTGGCCGCCTGCTGAGTGTGGCGGGGGGCGATCACGCCCTGCTGCTGGAGGTGCTGCGCAAGGCGGAAACCGAGCAGCCTGACGGGCCGATGGACTGGATCACCGCTGGCATCCAGGCGCGCCTGACGCCGCTGCTGACAATCGGCTCCGCCGGACCGTCCGACCCGTACGGCATCCGGGCATGGATCGCGCGTCAGCCCGACGTGCACCTCGCCGAACACGCCACCAACGGGCGGATGATGTCGTCGATCAACGGCTTCATCGTCGAAGACCTGGCCGAAACGATCGCCAACGCCGCCCGCTTGCCGGAAAGCTGGCGGGGCAACTGGGACGCCATGGGCGCCTGGATGCGCGAGGATATTTTCATCACCGAGCCAGTGCTGTACGGCATCCGCCATCAGGCCGAGCGCATGGGCGGCGAGGTGGTCCGCTCGATCGCGGTGTTCGACGCGACCGTTCGCAACGCCCGGCGGGTCGCCTGATGCGTCCGCACAACCGCGAGCGCGATGAGGCGATCCGCCGACGCATCGATGCCGGCGAGCCTGTGGCGTCGATTGCCGAGGACGTTGGCCTGAAACTCGGCGGCGTCTACTCGGCATCGAAGCGAGCGCTGGCACGAGCGCGCGGCGAGGAGGCATCGCGGCTGGTGCCGAAGCTCGATCCGACGGTGGTCGCGCAGGACCGTTTGAGCGCAGCGAAGCGAGGCGCAGACCGGATCGCAATCGATGCAATGACGCGCGCCGAGATCGCCGCGGCAAAAGCCGAGATGGCGACGACGCCGCTTTATCGGGGCGGCTGGCCATGACGGAGGAGCCCCTGACGCTGGGAAGCTTGCTGGCGTTCATCCGCGAGCGGATGCGGATGAAGTGGGGCGACGGACCGATACAGTCGCCGACCGATCAAGCCTTGTGCCGCTTCTGCAAGATCCCGTTTCCGCAGATGAAGCCTGGCTGGCCGCCGGCCCAGGGCGCGTGAGCGGCGACGTTTACTACAATGAAAATGACCCGAATTGCGCGCAGTGGCTTCGCAATCTCTGCGCAGATGGACTTATTCCAGCAGGAGATGTCGACGACCGCGACATCCGCGACGTCCGCCCCAGCGACGTCAGCGGCTACGTCCAGTGCCATTTCTTCGCAGGCATTGGGATTTGGCCGCTCGCGCTTCGCATGGCCGGATGGCCGGACGGCCGCCGCATCTGGACCGGAAGCTGTCCATGCGGTCCTTTCTCCCAGAGCGGCAAAAGACTTGGGTTTGCTGACGATCGCCACCTCTGGCCCGCGTGGCATTGGCTCATCCGCCAGTGCCGACCTGTCAGCCTCGCTGGGGAGCAGGTTGAAAGCGTCGATGGCCGGATCTGGCTCGACGTTGTATCGGCTGACCTGGAAAACTGTGGCTACACCTGCGGGGCGGCCGTACTGCCTTCTGCGGGGGTCGGTGCGCCGAACCTGCGACACCGGTTCTTTTGGGTGGCCGACGCCGACGGCTATGGATGCGGAAAGCAGCGGGACCAGCGCGACGAACGCGGGGCAGACGCTGACGGATGCCGCCCGCACGGCAGGCTGGCCGACGCCCCGGGAAAGCGACTGGACCGGAGCGAGCGAGGCGGCGCAAGCCAGGGGAGCGGGGTCGGATCTGCGCACGGTGGAGAGCACGGGGTTTTCGGCGAAGCGTCTGGCGGCGGGGAAAATATCAGACAACCTGCACTCGGCGACGAAGCTTCTGGTGGCCGGCGAGCCATGGAGCGCCCGGAAAGGTTCCGAGGATGCGCCAGCATCGTTGGAACGGGCGCTACAGCGAGGGTGGGCGACGCCGAACGCGCGGGACTACCGGACGCCGGCGCACCACACCTACGAGGAACGGGGCGGCGGCAAGAAAGGGGAGAACCTGAACCATCAGGTCGCGCACTTCATCCCTGGCGCGAGCTTGAATGGATTGAATGCCGCGACGGCAAGCGGCGGCCTACTCAATCCCCTTATGTCCGGTTGGTTGCAAGGGATACCGCCGGCATGGTTAGATTGCGCTCCACTGCCAACGCGCATGAAGAAGTAAATGGCACCGCCGACGCTACCGGTCCCCGCGAAGAACTGTCTGGCGTGTGGGGCGCCGCTAGTGCGCAAAAGGTGGGAGAACCGAGTTCTAGAAGACCGATCGAACTTTGCTCGTCGGAAGTACTGCAACAGGGCTTGCATGGCGGCGGCGATGGAGGGAGTGATGAGGGCTGTCCCCTCGCCCATGACGAGCCGCGTCCAATCAGGGAAAGCCGCAAAAGGAACGTGCGAGGCGTGCGGGAAAGCGCGATCGAAGGGGCGGCTCTATGTGCATCACATGGATCTCGATCCGATGAACAACAGCCCGCTGAACTTCATGACATTGTGCGGCTCCTGTCACCGTCGCTGTCACTCGCGGAACTTCACGGCGAACGGCACGCAGCGAGTGAATTGCGTGCACTGCGCGCGGCCATCTATCAAGCGGGGTCTGTGCTATACGCATCTCACCCGGTCGGCGAAGTATGGAGACGCCTTGACAACGAAAGTAAGGGTCTCATCAGGTTGGGTTTTGATACGCGAGACTGGAGGCTCGTAAATACATTCCCGCTGGCGCGGCGGGTGCCGGGTGACGTCCTTAAGCTCCGGGCGATCGGGAATGCGATAAATCCGTATCCGGCGGCCGAGGTTATCCGGGCCTGGATGGCGTGCCGACCGTGAGGTTCCGCGCGTCCTGTTCGTAGTGCTTCTACATCTACTGGTGCGTAGCCTTTGCACGCTTGGACGCACGGCGGCGGCGCGTTCCGCTCTCAGTGACGAACTCGACTAGGCCAAGACGTTGCGCGATCTGCCCCAGTGCGAACTTGTTGCGGTGACGCGCCCAGAAGCCGGCGCAGCAGACATCGCGCGTGTGATGGCAGACGCGCCAGCCGTGGAAGCCGCCGTATTTGTCGGCGACGTCGGCCTCCAGCTTGCGAATGTCCAGCGGGGAGTCCGACCGGTAGATGCAGGTCGGGCAGGCGCGCGCCTGGACTTTGAACATCCGCGTCAGGCCGATGCCGGAGTGTGAACTTCTGTCGCGGCTTCGGCGATCTTCAGCGCGGCCAGAATGATGTTGAAGTTGTTGGACATCACGGCGCGAAGGTCGTGCTCGTTCTGCTTGTCGATGGCGCGCTCCATCCGTGTCCGCACCTCGGCATAGTCCTCGGCGTGAAATTCGATCGCCATGTCGCGCCGGGCGTCGAGGCGAGCGGCGTCGATGGCATCCAACACGGTGCCGTAGACGATTCCATGCTCCCAGCTCTCGTGGGACAGAACCTCGCGGCCGGGTCCGTCATTGAGCACTCGATACCCGGCCGGTATGAGGCGGTCTATCAGGTCTTGCCACTGGTCCTGCATCTCTCAGTCCTCCATTATGTCGGTTCAAGCTGTCGACGTCTGGCGGCCAGCGCGCGCGGCGCAGCCTGCCACGCCTCCAGCAGCGGCGACACCCAGCCGGGCACATCCTGGAGACGGCGCTGTCCGCCGCCAGACATGCGGACCTTCCCCCAGCCGCGCACAGTGGCCGGGTTCTGGCCGGTCAGAGCCGCGAACTCCCCGGGCGAGATGCGCAATAGATCGAGGGCGGCGTCGAAGTCGTCGCGGGTCATGTGGCGGCGTCGGCCTCGACTTCGCCGTCCCCGATGGCCTGATCGAAGGTCCACGGACAGGTCGGCGGAAACGCGCTCTCGGGCAAGCCGGTATCGCGCTGTGCGATCAGCAGCGCGTCGCCGTAAGCATCGGTCAGGACTTCGGCGAGAGCGGCCTTGAGGCTGGGGTTTTTACGGATAAGCCGCGCGATGCGTCGACGTTGCTCGACAATGGTCAGACGCCAGCTATTGCCGCGGTGGCTGGGTTGGTAGCGCCATTTCAGCAGGTGGGCGAGCAGCACGGCGAGGCGGTTGGTCAACTGCTCCTGCGCGCCGCGCCCCATGCTCTCGATTTCCTCGGCGATGTTGGACCAGTCCAGTTCCGCGGCCCGGCCGGCGCGTAGCAGAATCGCCTGCTCCTTGGTCCAGCCGTAGAAGTCTCGGTCGTAAAGGTCGCTCATCCGAACCAGTCTCCAAGCACCTCGGTGAACGTCAGGGTGTTGATATCGACGCGCGGCTGTTCGCCGAACCGCGCCAGAGACCTTGCAACAAGTCTGGCGGATCGCCGCGACTCATCGGCGATCATGCCCGCCAGGGCCGGACGCAGGCTTGGACTGTCTTTCAACGAGATGGCGATATCCTCCCTTGCACGGTCGATCGATGCCATCCATCCGTTGCGCGGGTCGGCCGCGGGCGAGGCTTGCAGCTTGATCAGATGCTCGATCACCGTGGCGATATGGCTCCGCAGTGCGGAGCGTTCGGACCGGCCCAAAGTCTCAATCTCCTCGGCGATGTTCGGCCAGTCCAGTTCGGCGTCGTTGACCAGATCCCCAGCCGCGCGACGGCGCAGCAGATGGCCCTGCCGGTCAGCCCAAAGGGCGATGTCGGTTTCGTAGTCGCTGCTCATGCGTCCCCCCATTCGTCTCTGCCGCGCGTGGCGATATAGGCTAGGCGGTCAAGCGCCTGATCGTCGTGCGCCTCGGCGGCCTCACGCCGCAGACGATCCTTCCGCAAGATCATGCGC